ATTGCCGAGGTGTTGGTCCCAAACACAACCAACTCACCACTGCTCGTCAGAGCCACGGTTGGGTTGAGACCCCAAACCGCTCCCCACTTGTTGAGGAAAGTCACCGCCGTGGAGGGCAAAGCCTCACGGATAATTGATCGCAATGTTGTATATGAATCAAAGACACGATTGGCAAAGGCAACAATCAGTGCCCTAATCCATGAGTTGCGGAGAGTGGGGGAGGACCCCTGCACATTCCGACCTACATCATCAAGTGCACGATTTACCACCGTGGTTGAACTTGTTGGGATATCAATTGCCAAAATTTACTCCTGTTCTCTCCCAGGCCTCAAAGCTTCTATTATCAACAGTAGATCCTGGGCGTGGGATACCTACGTTCACCCCAAGTGCTCCTGCGTTTACCTTGAAACTTTTTGCTGAGGGTGCCTCGTCAAGCAATCCATCAGTAACAAACCAAGCCAGACAATCATCAAGAGCACTTGCCAACCCACGTCTTACCGCAGGGGTGTTTCGATTTGTAACCCACAACCAAACCTTTCCACCCATTTCCCTGCCTGGTGTGGCCTCATTCCCAGCCCAGCCACGACGATTGGAGGACTCAGCAATTTCAGACTCATCAGCTCTAGCATCAGTGAAAATTGATACCACGATGGCTGTGTCATAGCTCTGGTCCATCTCGAAATCACCATCGAGATTCAACCCAATATCAAATAGACCAGTGGGTGTGGCGTTGAGTTTGAAGTCAATATCTGCCATCATACATCGACTATACCTAACAAATCAGGCAGGCGGGTCTGTGTCTGCCTGACTATGGATATGCTGGGCTGCAAGGTCTGTGTCTGGGTTCGGGTGGGTATGGGTATCGCTGATATTTACACTATTTGATGTCACCGTTGCTGATAGTGCCGTCGCACCAGTCACATCAAGATCCCCAGTCACGGCTAGATTCCCGGACATAGTCACATCGTCTGCCACGATCTCGACCAGAGGGGCAGTGATCCGAATGTTCCCGTTTGAGAGGAACCTCAGCTCACTCCCAGTGCTTGGGTGGTACGAGACCTTCTCCCCGGGCTCCAGATCTTTGGGCCTGTCCTGGGGGCTCCCAGGGAGGCTCACTCGATTCTCACTCTGGGCCCCGATAACCATTTGAATGTTGAGTTGGTCTTCTGGGATGTATGCGTGCTCCCCGTATCCGAACCAGTGGACCGAGTTTGCCAGCTTGCCCTTGTAAGTCACCTGCTGCTTGGGGAAAGATTTCCCCTCGACCATTGGGCCAGAGGTCTTGGAAAACCTCAGAATTCTTGCGAGCATGTTAAACCAAGAATGCATTTTCATTACTCGGTTCACTTTGTTTCAACGAATAGGTGTCACGATCGATCAACCCAACGGTAGTGGTCCTGCCCCCACCCTGGGCGTTGTCATCAAGATTATAGATCAACTTGTCAATAATCATCAACTCATCGTGCCCGGTGTAATCAGACTGCACAGGCACAAGTTGCCCGACTCTCCAGAGACCCCCACCCTGGTGTTTGTGGCTGTCCAACACGAATGAAGCAACCCGGGAACGAGCCCTGCGGATATCACGTTCCCAATGTGCCCTGTCGGATAACTCTTTTGGATCCATTACATTGCTGAGTTCAGTGATATATCTCCGACCTTTCCTCACATTTTGGTCTTTGGCTGACACACCATCCCGGTTCACCCAAGCATCGGGGGCAAGCCAATCAAAATCGAAAGCAGCTACTATGTTGAATTGGGATACAGCCATGTATTCATTGTACAAGTTGGTTGTATCAATTGAGGTGCTGTATCTAACAACATTATTGTTCCCACCCGGATCGCCGACACGGTGTTGAATATAAGCTCCGGGTGTTTTGACACCCTCAGTTGCTCCGATGCTCAGATTACCATCGGGAGTTCCTCGAAGCAAGACCTGTCGCTTGAGAGCAAGCCCCTCCAAGAATTCATAACCACCATCACCGTTTTCAGGTGACTGTAAGTCCTTGAACTCCTCAAAAGGTGAAAGCCTGTATGGGAAATCATTCAGATCAGTTGTCACTGTCATGGTCAGACCAATGTTGTCAAAGACCTTGACGCAAATATCTTCAAGCTGGAGTGTACCCTGTAGATCACTCATCTTCTCAATCTTGGAATCAAGCAAATCACAAGTGCGATCTCTACCAGAGATTGTAGTTGTATGGTTCATGGAGTCACCGCTGATATCGAGCACCTCAATATACCCGGTAAGCATCAGCTCACCATCAACGAGAATCTCACATGGTTCCCCACCCTTGAATGGCAAAGGGTCGGCATCATTGTGAGCAATGCTCAAAGAGAATACATCACACAAATCATCAAGTGATGTGTCCATCGCGATCTGTGTGAACCCAGTGTAATTTACACCTTCGACGCGAATTATCATTCTGTTAGGACCTTGAAGTTATCCCCACCAACCAACCTAGCATCGGTGAGCTCGTTCAAATCACCCAACACCTCCCCAAGTTCTGTGTCACCATAGTACCGATAAGCAATCTGCCTCAGAGATGTTGGTGTTACATCCACCTCTATAACTTGATTGGCCACTAGCTTCTGGGCTTCAAAGAATTGGTTTGTGACCAACCTAGATTCGTTGATGGCCTCCCGAAGTGAGTCGTCAAGAGAGTCGTCACCCACAAGCTTATTGTATTGGTCTTCAAGCAATTGCTGGTGGGTTTCGATCTCCCCCACGGTTCGAAATGGTATTGTGGCTGATGCCTCGTTGGCTGAAGCATAGCAAGTAGCCTGTACGGCATTATTCATGAGCTTCCGGTTGCGCTCACGCTCCAATAGTCCCTCGGTCAACCTAGCTTCATCAATATCAGCTTCGTCATCACCAAAGTTGAACATTGATTGGTAAACTGCAAAGACACCCGTCCCAAGCATCTTCAGTGATTGAAGTGATGCAAATGTGTTCCTCATCGATGTAGCAAGTTCAGTTGGTTTGGTGACGAGCTCAGTTGCCTTGCGGCTGAATTCACCCAAGGCATTTTGAGCCGCAGACAACTCAGCGGTTGCTGCGTCGATACCATCCATAGCAGAACCAACAGCGTCTGTCACACCACTAATTTTCTCCTTGGCTGCCAAGAAGTTCCCACTGTTCTTGAGTTTGACAATCCAACTATCCTCGATTGTCTCACCCATCACATCCCGGGTGAAAGCATCTGCCTCGTTGATCTGTCCGATGCTTGTACTCTCTGGGATCGGTACACCCTTGACCTCTGTCTGTCGAAAGGTGATTGTGATAGGTGACTCATTCAGCTTTCCAACACTCTCATCGAAATCATAGTCAAGCACAACCATGTTCTGCATCGGGCCATACCAAGGGTGAACCAATTCACCTGGACCCTTGTCCGATTCGAGAGCCTGTAACAACTCATTACGCATGTCAAAATAGGAAAGCTCATCAGGTTGTCCGGTCTCTGGGTTGATCTCATCCTTAGACAAAGATGTAACCACACCTCTGAGAATGATTGTTGGGACACGTTTCCCCAGGTCCTCAATGACTACTCGATCCGTTGAGGCAAGTTCTTTGATGGACTGCTTTCGTCCAGCCCCCGAACGCTTGGCCCCATCGACTATCCAAATAGCACCACGATACGATGCCTGATGTAGATCAGAAAGTTTCTGTGGCATTATTGAGCCATCCCACCAACCATGTAGGGTCCTCTCCGGAGAGCAGGGCCCTTGTGGTCTGTGACCTTAGCAGCCTTCACCATACCTGCTGTGTCATTTACAGTCAACCCAATGTCCAACCTCTCTGCCAGTTTAGCATAATCCATATTGGGGTTGGGTCCTTGGTAGTCAGAACCAAACTTTGCACTATACAAAGGGGCATAGGGGTTTGATGCAGCTTCCCAACCAAACTTACCTGCTGTTACCTTGTCCAACCAACTGCCCAGCTTATTGAAGGTCTTGATCATAGTGTGCATAAACTTGTCCCCCCATTCCTCTATGGCCAAATCCACAAGGTTGAAGACAATTATGAGTTGGGCCATACCTCCAAGGAATGCCCACATGGGGGCACTGATAGCACCGATAGCAGCGATGAGGGCAATGATCGGGAACAACACAACACCAATTGCCAGGACGATTGCAGCAATCCCAACCGAGAAACCAATCATTTCTTTCTTGCTGTTATCCATATTTGAAAAGACTTCCACCAAGTTTTCCATCCACCCCTGGAAGGCCACCACGTGGGGGAGCATTGTCTTACCAACATCAGCAAAGATCAGAGACATGGCTCCCCAGATCTGACCCATCTTGAATTCCATCGTTGCCCGAGTTCGGGCAGCGGCAACATCGAGACCATCCCCTGCTGCCCCACGTTCAAAGTTGGTTTGGATTCTGCCACGGGTTTGACGCAGAATCTCCATACCTTTACCCGTCAGCAACCCTGCCATCGCCCTGCGGGCACGCTTCTCAGGAATAGCAGCTGACAGCAAGTTTGGACGTTCTTTGAATGTCTGTACCATGTTCTCAAGGATTGGGATAACACCCTTCTCACGCACACCCTCAACACCAGGTCTACTAACACCCATGGCATACATAAGAGCAGGCATATGCTCACCCTTACCCTTGATCAGGGTGTCGAGCAAAGCTGATGTCTGGGTAGCAGCCTGGAAAGATGAACCAGCCTTCTGGGTGATGGCAGCAAAGAGCCCAAGAGCATCGCCCGGGTGCATACCAGCAAACTGGGCTGGGGCACCATATTGACCAATCGTGGCCGAAATCCCACGCACATCTGTTTTACCATACAACTGGGATGTGTACATCGCCTCAGCGAGATAGGCATGACTGTATCGCCCCCCACCTGGCTTCTCAAACATCTGGTAGGCCGAGACCAAACCTGGCATAGCATGTTCAACCGTGGTAGCACCACCCTGGGCAAGCTTCAACGCGATTTGGTAATTCTCAAAACCAGCAACACCCACCCCGAGAACAGAGAAGGAGTCAAACATTGACTTGCCAAACTCTTTGAACTTGACACCGGCAATTGCTGATGTGCGTGCCAACTTCTCTAGCCTACCACCAAATCTGTCAATCTCATCCCCAGTCATAAGTGTCTGGACACGATTGATCGCAGACTCCATATCGGAGTAGGACTTGATAAACACTGTGAGACCAGCGGCAGCGGACAAAAACCACATGCGTGATTGCTGTCCCATCATTC